CAATTTATTCTTGCTTTGCTTTCAATTGGAGCAATAATTATTAGTTCAATCAGATGGTATATAAAAATTCAAGTAAGGCCCATAGCAGAAGCAGTACAGGATATTCGTGCCGAAACCAAAACAAACGGCGGAACTTCAATGCGTGATGAAATTAAACAAATTAAACTTGAGCAAGAACATGCTAGAGATAAAAGAAAAGCCACTAGCGATAAATTAGATCATATGTATGATATTCTTTTAGAGTATATATCTAAAAACTCTAAATAGTATATATAAAAGATATCTTAAAAACCTCTTACTTTATACTTCTTTTCTTTATATATTTTAAGTATACACCTTAATACCCTGGTTTTACAGTTTTTAAGTAAAGTTGTTTATAACAATCTTGTAACAATTTCTATATACGCTGGGATTATAAAATTTTTATACCCTTTATAACTTTTTGTTACATATTAATGTTATAATGAAATCGCTGGCCCACTAGGTTGCTCTCTACCCACCCCCACTGCCCCTAGTGGGTTCAGCCTTTATTTATGGTATAATCAATCATTATGACATGTTCTTCTTGTTTCCCGCAAATTCAAAAATATGGCGCAGACCCAGCCAGCATTCAATGGAAGGTTGTGCGTGGGGATACAGCAAGTATTGAGATTGAGTTTCTTGAGATTGATGAAACTACCCCGTTTGACACCGATGGCTGGACTTATAAGGCTACATCATACGATGCCACAGGTTCTATCCTAGATGACCTGCCAGTAATGGCTACAACGGGAGTTGCGGTAATTACAGTAGATCCTTGTATTACTGAAAAATGGGGAACAGCATATAAAACAGTGGTAGCAGAATTGCCATTTGATTTACAGATTACTATTCCAGCGGCATCTGGAGAACCAACAGTTTGGACACCAGTTATTGGTACAATATGTGTACTAGGTGATATTACTCCAGGAGGAAGTCTATGACATCATTACCCCCAGTTATAAAGATTAATGATACAAGAACAAACTTTCCACCTATTGTTAAAGTAAACAATAAAGTTTTTAAGGTAAAGGGATAACATGGCATTTCCAGGTACATATAATTTTAGTTACTATCGTGGAGACACAAATCAATTTGTTGTCCGTCCAAAAAATTCTACAGATGGATCTGCATTTGATCTAACTGGCTATACCGCTCAATTTGTTGTTGCTACAGCAAGAGGTCCTGCTGGAACTAAATATAATATGACAGCAACAGTTAATGCTACTACAGACATTGTGACGTGTACTATTTTGCCAGCAAGCGGAAGAGATCTTGCAGCAGGAAGTTTTGTATATGATGTTCAAATTACAAACGGTGTACAGATTTATACACTTCTAACAGGAACAATATCTGTTACAAACGATATTACTGGTTCATAAAAATGCCTACAGTAGTTTTTTCAAATGATGATGTAACAGTTCTTGGACCACCAGAAGTGGTTGAAGTGCTTGTTGACATTGGGCCAGAAGGAGTTCGTGGAAGCCAGTTCTTTGTCGGGGTAGGAAATCCAAACTCTGTTGACATTGGACAAACAATAAATCTTAATGACCTTTATATAAATACATCTCCTGGTGGACAATTGGGATATTTATATCAATATAGATCAGAGCCAGGTGGAGATACTTGGGTTGAAGTTCTTGATATATACCCTTCAGTTTATTCAGAAAATGCAGATGTGACATTTACTTCTGGAGCAGCACAAGTTATTATTCCAGTTGCAGATATTGTAACTGTAAGTGGAACAACTCTTACAGCAGATAACTTTAGTGTTCAATACACGATTGCTCATACAAACCCAGTAGCATCTGCAATGCAGATACCACCATTGGTTGGAGCAGGAACTAACTTAGTTATTAATCTTGACGCAGTTGAGTATGCAACAGGATCATGGGCAGCACTAGATGATCCAGTTACAATTCACTTCAATATAACAATTGTTGAAGCAGGTGCAGTATCATAACATGGTATAATTTTGAAGAGGTGATTTAATGGCAACAGAGTCAATTGGTACATTAGTACCAACAGCGATACCAGGATATGAAGATGCTGCAGACATCCAAGCAGCACTTCGTGCATACCATTATGGTTCATATGCATATAGTCCAGCCAACACTTCTCCAGGATCTTTAGTAAATCCATCTATTGCTTACACAATAACAGACCTTCAAAGTCAGATTACAGCACTTGGCACTGGCGGAATTGCTCCAACAATTTTTACTGCAAAGGGTGGATTAATAACTGCCACAGCAGCAAGCACCCCAGTTCAACTAACTGTTGGTGGGTCAAACGGAATGGTATTGACTGTAAACAGCGCAACAGCCACTGGCTTAGAGTGGGCGACACCAATTGTAACATTAAGTAATACTATTACATTTACTAATAAAACCCTTACCTCTCCAATAATTGACGGTACTGGTGTTATTTTTGAAGGATCCACAGCAGATGCCAATGAAACAACTTTAACTGTTATAGATCCAACGGCAGATAGAACAATAACCCTTCCAAATGCATCTGGAACAGTAGGACTTACATCAGATATTGAAGAATTAGAAATACTAGTACTAATGGGAGCAATTCTTTAAAATGTGCTATAATGTTAAATTAGGAGGTAGTAACTAATGGCTACAACAAGTAAGGCTTTATTTCGTGGAGCAGCAGCAACATCAAGCACAACGCTGTACACAACACCATCTGCAACCACCACGGTTGTTACAAGTATCGTAGTTGTTAATACAGCAGGATCTGCTGGAACATTTACCCTTGGTCTTGCAGGAACATCACTTGCTACAACAGTGGCAATTGGCGCAAACAGCATTATTACACTTGACATAAAGCAGGCCCTTGTTGCCACAAATACTATTACTGGCTTAGCCTCTGCTACTACAATTTCATTCCATATTAGTGGAGTGGAGATTGCCTAATGGCCGTTGATAGAATTCCTGGGGTTGGACCCCTAAACTCTGATATTGCCACAGCGGTAGCAGCACCAAGTGCAGCAACAATTGCCACAGCGGTAGCAGCACCAAGTGCAGCAACAATTGCATCTACAGTTGCAGCATCCGTTCCTACAATTGGAGCAATTACAACAGCAATTACAACTAATGCTGCACCAGCATCTGTGACAATGGCAGCAATTACATCAACGGTACAAACTTATGGAACAAGTAAAACTCTAAAAAGAGTAACTCTTACTTCTGGAACTTCGTATACTGTTCCAGCAAGTGTTACAGTAATTAATGTTTGCACCGTAGGTGGCGGTGGTGGTGGTCAGGGTAGTGGATATGGATTGAATGGGCAATCTATTTGGTCAACACTTACAACAAGTGGTGGCGCATCAATTGCGTATGCAATTGGAGCAGGAGGTGCAGCAAGTGGAGGTGCTGGAGGAACAACATCTTTCACTGGAGCAACATCCGCAAGTGGAGCACCTGCATGGTCAAGCGGAAGCGCAGCAACACTGAACTATCCAACATTTTTTGCTAATGGTGGAAACCCTGGAACAACGGGAGCATATGGAACTTCTGGAAATGGTGCTGGTGGGTCAGGGTTTGTTATAGTAGAGTATTGGAGTTAAGATGACAGAAGAAGTTGTACCAACAGAAGAAGTTGTACCAAAGTTTTTAGAATTAAAACCAGAGCAAAGATTTTTTGCAGTAGTTGAAGATGGGGTAGTTGTTAATATTCTTGTTGGACTAGAGGATGAAGTAGTTGCTGCTAATCCTGATAAATATATTGAATATACTGATGGGTGGGATTATGAAAATGGAATTGACGGAGGAGACTTCTTCTTTTAAATTTTGTTTTGATGTTTTACACATAAAAAATAAAAATAGAACAATACCTCAAAGCATTAGAACAAAAAATACAAATACTATAAAAAGTATTTTAAAAGATGATATTGACTGTTTAAATACAGAAATTGTTCCTATAAATGAAAAGCAAGACCTTTTATCATTTATAAAAAATAATCCAAGTTTTTGTATAGATCCAAATGGATTTGATTATAAACTCGGGGCATCTACAGAAATATATTATAGATATAAGGCAGTAGATACTGGTTGGATATATCCAGAAATTCAAACTCTTGCAAACACATACTCTATTTTAAAAAATTTTTGCAACTCTAAATATGACAACTTAGTTATTTTTGAAGATTATTTATTAATTAATGAAAATTTTTACAAATTATTAAATTTATATTTTGATCAGTTACCAGAAGACTTTGATATATTCTTTCAAAATACACCAAAGCAAAGTTTGAAAAAAACAAAAAAAGTTTCTGAAATGATTTGTGAAACTTCAACGTTAACTGTTGGAGAAGGATATGCGTGTTATATTCTTTCAAAAAACTCAGCAAAAAAAATAGTGAATTATTTTGAACAGCCACCAGGAGCATTTTTACCAACAACTTGGTTTTATATAAAAACAGACTTCTTTAAATGTTATTCTCCATTGCCAAGGCTTGACCAGGGGTGTTCTTTATCTGGAATTGACTACTTAGATTCATGGGATATAAACAATCGTATTAAACTAGATTACCTTTTAGAGAGTACTTCTATATGAAAAAAAATATATTAAAACATTCTGCAGTCGCAGGGAACAAATTTAACATATTTCCAGCAAGACAAGGTTTTCCAGAATGGTATAAAAAATCTGGTAAATTAGCAAAAGAGTTTCCAGAAAACCAAGCAAATTTTGCACACTGTGGACCTTTTACCGATGCATTTGCAACAGGATATTTTATTCCTCTAGCAAAAGATATAACAGTTAAAATAATAAATGGTAAAAAAAGAATTAATGCCCTTGCTGCTCCAGATGGAGTTCTAACAACTTCATCTTTAGAAAACAATCCAATGCTTCCAGTACCAAGTGGATTTTCTAATCAAGGTTATTCTTGGTTTACAAAAAATGTTTTAAAAATACCAAAAGGATATAGCGCTTTGCTAACTCACCCACTAAACAGGTATGATCTTCCTTTTTTAACTCTTAGTGCAGTAATTGACGGAGAGATGGTTTTACATAATGGCTTTGTCCCAGTTTTTTTAAAAGAAGACTTTGAAGGAACAATTAAAGCAGGCACACCAATTATCCAGGTTATTTTATTTAAAACAGAAAATTGGGATAGTGAGATTGATATAAGTCTACATAATGCAAAAGAAGAAAGAAAGAAAAAAGAAAAATTTTTTTATAAAAAAGAAATCAGAAAAAAGAAACACTACAACTAGTTATGATAATTCTTGGTATAAATGAAACATCTCATGATGCTTCAGCATCTTTAATAAAAGACGGAGAGATATTATTTGCTGGTCATGCAGAAAGATATAGCAAAGAAAAAAATGACTGGTACATTAATGATTATATTATAAAAGATGCTTTACAGTACGGAAAGCCTGATGCCATAGCCTACTATGAGAAACCTATTCTAAAGGCTTCTAGACTGCTTTTAAGGGGCGGTCTAAGTGATTGGAAGCCAAGGTTTAATATTGACGGAATACCAAGGAAATCTTTCAGCCACCACTATTCACATGCAGCAGCAGGATACTACACAAGCAAATTTGATGATGCAGCAATTGTTGTACTTGATGCAATAGGAGAGTTTAATACATCTACAATTTGGGCAGGTGAGGGTAATAAGATTAACTTAAAGTATAAGAAAAACTATCCAGTATCTTTTGGATTATTTTACTCAGCATTTACTAAATTACTAGGCCTAATGCCTAATCAGGAAGAGTACATCATGATGGGCATGGCTGCTTACGGAAATCCAGAAAAATATGAGCGCAAGGTATCTAACTACTTTCTTAGACATGATATGCAAAAGTACAATTTTCATAAAGGAATTGTTGATTGGGATGAACCAATTACAGAACAAGATAAATTTGATATTGCAGCAGCAGTACAAAAAGTTTATGAATTAAGACTTAATGAATTTATGCACTTTGCTTATAGGATGACTGGTAAAGATAATCTTGTATTTATGGGAGGATGCGCTTTAAATTCTTCAGCAAATACAATGCTTTGGAATATATTTAAAAATGTTTGGATTATGCCAAACCCAGGAGATGCTGGAAGTTCTTTGGGTGCAGCAGCAGCCTTATACGGAAAGCATTTAGACTGGAAAGGCCCATACCTAGGAACAAATATTCCTGGTAAATATCCAGTTAGCAAGATTTTAAATAATTTAAAAAAAGATGGAATTGCAACGGTGGCAAACGGTAGAGCAGAGTATGGCCCAAGAGCACTAGGAAATAGATCTATTCTTGCAGACCCAAGAGATAAAAATATAAAAGATAAAGTTAATTTAATTAAGGGCAGAGAAATGTTTAGACCCTTTGCCCCTGTAATTTTAGAAGAGTTTGCACATGAATGGTTTGAAATGCCAAGAGGATCTACAAGTCCATACATGCAGTATACTTTTAAGTGCCTAAAGCCAGACTTAATTCCTTCCGTTGTACACAAAGATGGAACTTCCAGGGTACAAACAATCAATAAACAACAGCATCCAGGCCTATATGATTTATTAAAAAAATGGAATAAGTATTCTGGAGTACCAGTTTTGTTAAATACTAGTCTTAATATTAAAGGCCAGCCATTATTAAATGATATGCATGATAAAATTATTTTTGAAAGGAGTTTAAATGTTTAAGAAAAAACAAAGCATTATTAGTTATGATGATAAAAATATAGATGTTTTTGCTCCACAAGGAAACAGGGTTCATAGTTGGCATAGAGATAAAGGCTTTGATCTTGTTGAAACAAACTCAGAGTATCATTTTTTTTGTAAAGATTGTGGACAGAATAATCACAACAGTGTTTCTAAACCAGAGTTTACGTATAAGTTTAATAATTATAAATTTAGATCAGATGATTTTTTTATTGAAGATGCTTCAGAGAACTATCTTTTTTCTGGATGCTCACATACATTTGGTCTTGGGCTGCCAATCGAAACAACCTGGGGCTATCAAGTTAATCAATCACTCAATGGTAAAAAGTTTTTAAATCTTGCTGTTTCTGGTTCATCATACAAGCAAATATTTTTAAATATTTATAAATATCTTAATTTATTTGATAAACCAAAAGCAATATTTTTATTATTGCCAGACCTAAATAGATACGATTATATAGATACAATCTCTAAAGTAAAATTTTTAAAAACATCATATTTTATAAGTAGTTCTCTTTATTCAAAGAGTGAAGAATTATTAAAAATGCTTAATTATGAAACATTGTTTTTTAATTTTATTAATGAAATTGTAGTATTAGAAATGTATTGTAAAAAACTTGGCATACCTCTTTATTGGTCAACATGGAATGAAAGACTTTATTCAGAGATAATAAGTTTTAAACAAAATCATCATGAATCAAATATTATTTTAAATAATTTTGTTTATTGGGATGAGTCCTGCTATCCAGATCAAAATAATACACTATTCAATAAAAAGTATAAGTTGTATGCAAGAGATAAAGAGCACTTTGGAACCATCGCACATGAGTTTTTTTATAATTGTTTTTTAAAAAGGATAAAAGATGAAAAAAATAATCAATAAGATAAGGTTTTATTTTTTTAAAAGATCTATAAGAAAAAGAGGTGGTATTTATTAATAACGTAAAGGTTTTTGCATACATTCAAAGTTGGATTGGATCAGTAAATGTAGAAAGAATAGTTTTGAAAACAGAAAAGCAGTTTAAAAACTATGGACAACCATATAAAATTATAAACACAACCGACAACGTATATGACAAAGAAAATTGGATAAATCTTGGCAACAAGTGGGGGTATATGTCATTCTATACAGCACTAAAAGATTTTGATATGTCATATGACTACATGCTCTACATGTCTGGAGATTTAGATGGAGCCAAAATTGGATGGGATAAAATATTAGACCGTTCCTATGAAATATTAAATAAATATGATATATGGAACTATAGTTTTGAAAAAACAACACAAGGACTTCCAATTGCATACTTAAAGCCACTAGATAATGAAGAAAACTTATTTTATAGCGCAACAAACGATTTGACAATTGGCTGGTACCACAGAGATCTTGTAAAAACATTGCTTGATTTTTTTGAGTATTTTGAGAAAGAGTCTGATCTTTTACATGAAATTCCAAACACTGGCTGGGGAATTGAAATGTCTCTTTCATCTTGGTCGATGTTAAATAAAAAAGCGGTAGTCAAAGATAACAAATACATAATTCCTAAAAGATCAACCACTAGTTTATATATTCAGGATCTTGCCTTAAGACAAGAAAGAGACTACCTGGCAGTTTTTAATAAATACAATATGAGAAATAATATTGACAGTAATGCTCAGTATTTAAAGCAAATAGCATTTATAAAAAGCAAAACTGTCAATTCAAAGGGCAAGCCTTTAAAAATGGAATATAGGGGTGTTGATACAATTAAACTAATGTATGGCGTTGAGACTTTAGATATTGTAAAAAAATAAAACCCCCACCTTTTACAGTGGGGGTCTTACTATCCTGTTATTATTTAGGAAATCTTTTTAACCATTTGTTCGTAGCACCCTTATTATAGGATGACCACGAACTCCAGTCCTTACCGCCTTTTGTCATGTGAAACACGATTTCAGCATTCTTAACTGGGCTAAAAAGTTCAGCATTTAAATCAAGATTGAATTTGTCTTTCCGATCTGGACCTAAATCACCGATCATGTTAATCTGAAAGATTCCATATGAAGAATCTCCCGTATCAGCATTGCCATTAAATGCAAAGGGGCGACCATTAGATTCTGCCTTGGCAACAGCCCAAGCAGTCTTAAGTCCCTGTCCTTTAAATCCAACGGCTTTCAGTAATTCAACCAACTGGCTGTCAGTTAAACTTGTAGCGTCCGCATACTTGGCAAGCACCACATCAGTAGTAGGCTTAGAAAGCAAAAAAACCGCTTTTTGGGCGGTAGGTGCAATCTGAACGGTACTACTTAGTAAATTGTTCTTTATAGCATGAGCAGCACTTAGTCCATTATTCAATAATGACAAAGTAAGCACAGTTACAAGAACCCCCGATAGTATTTTGTTGTCTCTCAAGTTTTTCCTCCTAGACTACAAATGCTACTTTTCAGTAGCATAAGATAATTATAGCATCTTTTGGCTTTTTAAGTCAAATATTCATATAAAATTATAAAATTGTTTTCATTCCAAGTGGTATAATAATAAGACTATGGCATCAGGCGAAACAACGGTATATGATTTACCGTATCCAATTAATTCAGACCCAGTAGATGTAGCAGGGGATATACAAGATCTTGCTGAGCGTATTGAGGTTATTCTACCTACAATAGGTTTGCCATATCACACAATTGAAGTAACAAATGTTAGTGGTGTTTCCATTACCAAGGGTGATCCTGTTTATGTTTCTGGATTTAATAGTACCAGCGGAAAACCACAAATAACAAAATCACAAGCAAGCACTATTGGAACATTTCCTGTAATTGGATTAGCACAATCAACAATAAGCAATTCAACAGATGGAGTAGTTGTTATTTCTGGTGTATTTACTGGAGTTAACACATCTTCATATTCTGTAGGAGCAAGATTATATGTTGGCACAAGTGGTGGATTAACAACAACTCAACCAATTACAACAACAACAAATTCTGGAGTTGTTGGCATTGTTGCAAAATCAAATGCCAGCGGAATAATTTTAATAGGTTCATTTAAAGGCAATGGCACTTGGGGATCAATGAAAGCAGGGTTGGCATAATGGCACAATACAGAGGATACGCAGAATCTTTTACAGTTGGATACGAACCACCAACAGTAACATGGACAGTCGTTAAAGGAGATACAGCGTCTTTTAGAGTCTATGTTACAGACAACGATAGAACTCCTATAGATGTAGATGCATGGTCAATTGCTATGGATATTGTTCCGCCAAATACAAGTACACCAGTTGTTCAATTATCACCTGGCCCAACAGTAGATGACGGTCCTGGAGAGTTTACAGTTTCATTAACATCAGAAGATTCAGATCTTCTTGCAACAGGAGATAGATTTGATATTCAATTGTCAACAACATCACCAGCATCCGTGTGGACCGTAGCACAGGGAACTATGGTAATGATTGAGACAGTCACTGAATAATGCCAATAACCAAGGTATCTAATCTAAATACACATCCTACAGAAATAATTAATTTAGACTGTAGGACATCTTTTATAACCACAATAGATGCCCTGTGTACTGAATTTGCAACAGTAATGCCATTTAGAGTTAATTTTCAAACTATTGATATTGGCGGGTTTTCACCAACAAACCCAGCACCTATTGGTATTGCAGTCATAGGTTTTAATAATTACATTTCATGATATAATCAATGATATGGCCGTCATAGCAATAAATCAGTTAAAAGCAAAATTTGAGACAGGTGATACACCTAATGGAGCAGACTTTACTGACTTAATTGATACCACCGCATATAGGGCAGACTCTTTAGGTGGAGACGGAAACAACTCAGTCACAATCAACGGTATTGAAGTTGCTACGGTATTTGACACAATAGACACATCTACCTGGAGAACAATAAAATACATGATCCAAATGTCACATGCTGGATCTTCTTCATATAGAAGTACAGAAATAAATATAGTTTTTGACGGTACCAATCAAAATATCACAGAATTTGCCTCTGTTGCAAATACCAATAGCAATGTAGGTAATATAACTGCCAGTTTAAATTCTGGTACAATTAGCATGACAGTTACACCAGCACTGAGCCCGATAACCGTACGGTTTTACCGCACTGGTTTGAAGGCCTGACCTTAAGGAGAAATAAATGGCTACAGTCGACAAAGCCTTTCGCATTAAAAATGGCCTAGTAGTTGAAGGCGCAACGGCTACTGTAAATGGATCAACAGTCCTTACAGAAGCCTCTACAGAATTTTTACAAGATACCACAGCGGGGATGTTTGACGGCTCCCAAAGCGGTATTGCATTTTCATATAACGATACAACAGGAAAGATTACTGCAACAGTATCTTCAGACCCTGTATTTGCAGATAAGATTACTTTTGAAGGTGCAACACCAGATGATTATGAACTTATTCTTCAGGTAACAGAGCCAACACAAGATGTTACAGTAACATTGCCAAATGCTACAGATACTTTGGTCGGTAAGGCAACAACAGATACTCTCACAAACAAGTCAATCTCTGGAGCAACAAACACACTTTCTAATATTGGAAATGCTTCACTTACAAATTCTACTATTTCTGGCAAGGCACTAGGAACTAACCTAGATGCATTAACAATTTCAACAGGCTTAAGCGGAAGCACATATAATGGCTCATCAGCGGTAACAATTGCTATCGATTCAACAGTAGCAACAACATCTGGAACACAGACTCTTACAAACAAGACACTTACATCTCCAGTCGTTACTGGACTTACATTAAATGATGCAAGTATTGTTTTTGAAGGTGCAACACCAGATAATTTTGAAACAACATTGACAGTAACAGATCCAACAGCAGACCGT